CGTCGATCACATTGTGCCAAGAGCTGCTGGTGGCAGTGATGATGAATGGAATTTGCAAACGTTGTGCACTAGCTGCAATTCAAGCAAGGGAGGGCGTTTTTTTAGTGTGCCTAAGACACTTCTGACCCTTCCTGTTCCTTTTTATACCAAAAACGACTCGAAGTCGCATGAAAACGACTGAGAAGCCCTCAGAAGCCCTAGAAGGGGCACTAGACGGTCGCAAAGGGTCGCAACAGGGAAAAGATAGGGACACAGACCTGCAAATACCGCTATTAGGCATACAAACGCCTCGAATTCACACGCCATTGAACGATTTACCCTCACGCGGCGGGGAATTGATCGACTTGGCAGCTAGTTTGGGCGTGGAACTTATGGAGTGGCAAAAATTTGCCCTTATTCACACGCACAAGTACAAGCGTGACGGTAGGTGGGCATCACCAGTCAATTGCATTGTTGTGGCACGTCAAAACGGAAAATCATTTTTACAGCAGATCAGAATTCTTGGCGGTCTTTTCTTGTGGGACGAACCTTTACAGATCGGACAAGCTCATACCCTCAACACCTCATTGGAACAGTTTCGCCAGATGATGTGGACAATTGAAGCTAACGACTCATTGGCTAAGCAGGTCAAGAAGGTACGCCTAAATCATGGGGCGGAGGAAATCGAGACAAAAATGGGCACGCGCTTCATGGTGCGTGCTGGTGGCTCAGCTGCGCGAGGTATTAGCCGCCCGTCAACAATCCACCTTGACGAATTGTTACGTATGAACAACATGGACTCGTTTGCCTCATTGCGTTATACCCTTATGGCTGCGCCGAATCCTATGCTCATGGGTTATACAAACGCAGGCGATAACACGTCGGTTGTACTCAATTCCTTTAGAGATCGCGCCCTTGCCAGTATTGGCGGCGTAAAAGATGACATTGGGTATTTTGAGTGGTCGTCGCCAACAGATGAGATCACTTTGGAAAATGCTCGACATGCCAACCCAGCAATGGGCGTGACTATTCATGAGGACAATATCAGGTCGGTACTTAACGACCCGCCTAATGTTGTTATGTCCGAGGTTTTGTGCAGGTGGGTTGTGGCAATTCAAAACATTGTTGACGCGAGCGCGTGGAACAAATGCCTTGACAAGACGGTCGATCTTGACCCTGAGAAATTAACCTGGCTGGCTATTGATCTCTCACCAGACAGAAAACACGCAAGTCTCGTAGGGGCTCAGAAACTAGAAAACGAGTCGTTTGTCGTAAAGCTGCTGCACAGCTGGTCAAATGAGTTGCAGCTTGATGATCGCGAAATTGCAAACGAATTAGCAGACTATGCGCGCAAGTATCCGACTGAATATGTGCTTTACAGCAGAAAATCAGCTGGTGCGGTTGCCTCACGGCTTGCACCTGCTGGCATACCAGTGTTTGACATGGACGGTGCGTATCCGCAGAGCTGCGACGAAATGTTGTCGGCTATTAACAGCGGCAGACTCAAACACCGTGGGCAATCACAGCTGACTGAGGAAATTCTAGCTGCGGTACAATTGCGCCGTGGTGACGGCGGTTGGGTCATTGGCAGACGAGCCAGTAACGCAATAGTTTGCGGGGCAGTCGCCGTCGCCCTTGTTACACACTTTGCGACACGCCCAGACAATGATCTTGACATCATGGTTGGTTGATCATATAAGCCTGTCAGAATTAGGACATGGGTTTATTCGATCTATTTGTGCCAAAGGTGTCAGCTGCCGTTCCAGCTGCGCCTTTGGACGTTGACGCATCACTTGCGCCGTACTTTACTGAAAACAACAATTTTTATTTTTACGGCATTGCACAAGCTAATCGCGCAGAGGCAATGAGCGTGCCGACGGTGGCACGTGCTTTGAGCATTATCCAAACAATTGCATCATTGCCATTGCACACACGCAATGAGGCAACAGGTGAAAAGATTTCACAGCCACGCGTTATCAATCAACCAGACCCACGCATACCAGGTTCTACCTTTTACGGTTGGCTGATTTCCGATTTATTCTTTCACAACGCAGCCTATGCAATGGTCATGGAAAGATACGCCGATACAGGCAAAATTCGCGCAATGGAAAGAGTTGCACCAGAGCGCGTGTCAATCACAACAAATTTTGATAACACAGAAATTACAGCTTATGAGATCGACGGTAAGCCAATTGACCCAACAAACCTTGTCGTGTTTCCAAATACGCAAGAGGGTTTGTTAGCGCGTGCAGGTCGCACAATCAAAGCTGCTGCCGCGCTAGAAAAGGCGTCACTTAATTTTGCCAATGAGCCAACACCTCTCATGGTATTAAAATCTAACGGCACATCATTGCCAGCAGATCGTGTTGCAAAAATTCTGAGTGCTTGGCGCACAGCGCGTGCCAACAAATCAACAGCATTTCTCAATGCTGATGTCACAATGGAGTCAGTTGGTTTTGACCCTAAGAATTTGCAGCTCAATGAAGCCAGAAACTATGTATCGCTTGAATTAGCACGCGCATGTGGTTTGCCTGCTTATTTCACAGATAGCCAGCAATCATCATTTACATACGCCAATGCTTTAGACAAGCGACGTGACCTAGTTGACTTTGCTTTCCGTACTTACATGTCAATTATTGAACAGCGGCTATCTTTTGCGGACTTTACGCCAGCTGGCAACAAAGTCATGTTTGACCTAGACAATTTCTTGCGTGGCAATCCATTTGAACGCGCGCAGGTTTATGAAATCTTAAATCGTATCGGCGCAATGTCGATCGACGAAATACGCGCAGAGGAGGACATGTTGTTATGAAAAAACTCATCACGGCAATTGCTATCACCGCAGCTGATTCAAACAGTCGTACGATCACTGGTCGTATTGTGACATTTGAGGAAACTGGAACAGCGTCAATTGGTAAAGTGCAATTTGCAAAGGGAAGTATTGAGGCAGTGCCCGTCTTACTTAACCTAGAGCATGACCGCACACGTCGTATTGGCAAAACATTGTCAATTGAGTCAAACGAGCAGGGCATTGACGCAACATTTAAGATCGCCAACACAACAGCTGGCACAGATGCACTTGTAGAAGCCTCAGAAGGTTTGCGCGACGGATTTAGCGTTGAGGTTTATTTTGACGAATACGAGACACTTAAAGACGGAACAGTGCGGATTCTCAAAGGCGAAATGACTGGCGTTGCTTTAACGTCAGAGCCTGCAATTAGATCAGCACGCGTCAACGAGGTCGCAGCAACAACAGGCGACGAGCCTGAAATTTCTGACTCAACAGTTGAGCCAGAGGAAACACCAACAACAGAAGGAGACGAAGTGGACAACACCGTCACAAACGCGGACACCGTCGAGACGGTAGAAGCTGCCCAGTCAGTAACAGCAAATGCAAAGCCAGCCGTAGGCGGTTGGACATCAAAGCCACGCCTAGAGTTCACAGCTGCTAAGTATTTGGAAAACACAATTCGCGCCTCACTTGGCGAGGAATCAGCACGTCAGTATGTCGCAGCGGCAGATGACACAACAGACAACGCAGGTCTTGTGCCTACACGTCAGTTGACAGAAGTTATCAACGGACTTGCTAACAACACACGATCAGCAATTGACGCAATCAGCCGTGGCGTTTTGCCTGATGCTGGTATGTCATTTGAAATTCCAAAAATCACAACAATGCCAACAGTTGCTGAAACAGCAGAAGCAGGCACACCAAGCGAAACAGATCAGGCTTCAAGTTTCTTGTCAGTTACAGTCAAAAAGTATGCTGGACAGCAAACATTTAGCGTTGAATTGCTAGATCGCACATCACCATTATTCTTTAACGAGTTGCTTAACAACATGTCAGCAGCTTATGCAAAGGCAACCGACCTTGCTGTTTACACAGCACTGGCATCTGGTGCAACAGCTGATGCAACAACACTGACAACATACCCAACAGCTTCAGAGTTGCTTGGCTTTGTGTCACGCGGTGCTGCATCTGTTTACTCAAACACACAAGGTTTTGCTCGCAACATCTTGGCAAACACGAGCCAGTGGGCAAACCTAATGACACTTAACGACTCAGGTCGTCCAATTTACATGGCTGCACAGCCAAGCAACGCAGGCGGCGCAGTACGTCCAGACTCAATCCGCGGCAACGTCGCAGGTCTTGATCTATACGTCACAGCAAACGTACCGTCAGCAAATGACACTGACAAAGATGACTCAATGCTAATCATCAACCCAAGTGCTTATACATGGTACGAGTCACCAACATACCGCTTGCGTGCAGACGTAATCGCGTCAGGTCAAATTGCAGTTTCAGTTTATGGATACGGCGCAATTGCAACCAAGATCGGTGCAGGCGCGTTTGGTATCAACAAGACCTGATAACTAGCCATTAACTAATCATGCGGCGGGTTCTCCCGATCTCGCCGCAGCAGTCGAAAGGAAACGGACATGCCAGCCATTGTTACAGCAAGTCAATTGCGCACGGTGCTTGGCGTGTCCGTTTCACTTTACAGCGACAGTTATTTAGACGAGATCATCAACACCAGCGAGGACGTCATTTTGCCAATGCTGGTTGCAAACGTTTCAGGCATTGACGCTTACAAGTTGAAAGACAACGTAGCTACTTTTTACACAATCCGCGAGCATTACTTTGTAGCTGGTCAATCAGTAATCGTGACAGGTTTGCCTGCACCATTTAGCGCAACTTTTACAGTCGTTGACGCCGCGCCTTATTACTTCACAGCAGCACTTACAAACGCTGATGTCACATTGCGCCCAATCGTGCCAAACGGCAAAGCAACATTGTCTGGTTATTCAGCTGCTCAAATTTATGCCAGCACACCAGCAATTGAGTCAGCAATCTTGGCTGTTAGCGTTGAGGTCTTTCAATCACGCGTTGCAGCTGGTGGACAGATCGAGGGCGTGGACTTTGCCAGTTCGCCATACCGCATGGGTCGCAGCTTGACCAACCGCGTCAGCACATTGCTTATGCCTTATTTGGACGCCGAGACAGTGGTTCAATAAATGCCAGCAAACTCAATTGCCGAGACACGATCAGCTTTAGCAAACGCCTTTAGCGCGCTATCTGCAAACGTGTATCCAAGCGTGCCTGAGTCACCAATACCGCCAGCCATTGTTGTCGTACCTGACAGCCCATACATGGAGGTCGTGTTAATTGGCAAGGCAAAAACACAGGTCAAACTTAATTTTGCAATTACAGCCATTGTCGCCAGCAACAGCAATGCAGGCTCATTAGACAATTTAGAACAGCTCATAATCGGAATTCTTGCTGCAATGCCAGCAGGATACGTCGTTGGCGTCATTGAAAAGCCGACAGTGTTGGAAGTAGGACAATCGCCAATGCTGGTCGCTGACATAAACGTTTCGACTTATTACACACAAACTACATAGGAGACAAAATGCCAACGACAATCATCACTGGTCGCGATTTAGTCGTGACCATTGCAACAGTTAACTACGACGCACAAGCGACCAGCGCAGTACTTGCGAACAGCCCAACCGTCGAGACATACCAAACGCTAGACGGCAAGGCTTACAAGCACATTGACGATCAGTGGACTTTCGACATTTCAATGCTTGCTGACTGGGGCGTAGCCTCATCACTTTGCGAGGCTTTGTGGACAGCATGCGAGACAGCACCGAACACAACATTGGCAGTGTCATTGACAGCTGCTACTGGTGCGGTTTTTGCATTTAACGTCATGCCAGTGTTTCCAAGCGTCGGCGGTGCAGCACCAGATGCACAGACCGTTGACCTATCATTTGTCGTAGTGGGAACACCTACTGAGACATTTAGCTAAAAACTACTAATCGGGAGACAAAATGAAACTACCAATCACAATTGAATACATAAACGGCGATCAGATCACTTACACAGCTGCACCGCCAGAGTGGGTCAAATGGGAAAAGCACACAGGTCACACAATTGCGCAGGCACAGGAAAAGATCGGCATTTCCGATTTAGTATTTCTTGCCTATCACGCCATGAAACGTGAAGCAGCTGGAAAGCCTGTCAAGCCTCTTGACATTTGGACAGAAGGTATTGCTGAGGTAATCGTAGGTGAGGCAAACCCAAAAGCTACGCCGTCGGAAGCCTTAGCAGAATAGTTTGGGAGGTAGCTCTGGCCACAGGGCTACACCCAGATGTTTTTGAGACAGCCGAGGACATACTCACCGTTTTAGAGATTTTGGAAAGGCGCGCAAATGGCTAAAGACGCAATTGCTTATGACAAGGCTGAGCTGCGCGCAATTCTGAGATCGTTTAAGGCAATGGACGAGGAAGCGACCGACCAGGCAAAAGAAGTCTCATCTGAGCTTGCAGAATTTGTAAAACAAAAGGTAAGTGCCGCAGCTGGTCAGCGCAACAATCGCGTGTCAAAGATTATTGCTGACGGGGCAACCGTTAAGAAATCATCAAAAATTGGTGAGATCAGTTATGGTTTTGCGCGTCAGAAATTGAGCGGTGGAGGTACGACCCAGCAACTTTGGGGCGGTTACGAGTTTGGTTCAAACAAATACAAGCAGTTCCCAGTTTGGTCAGGTCGTGAAGGTAAGGGCACACGTGGCTGGTTTATCTATCCAACTTTGCGATCAGTGCAGCCCGACATTGTAAAAAAGTGGGAACAAGGTTTGTCCAAGATTATTAAGAAGTACACAT